TTGTATATTGTATGTTGATTTGTTCCGTATGATAGATCTTGTGCAACGCCATCAACAATATATCCTAGATCACGATAACACTTATTACCACCAGTAGTATAGGTTCCAACATTAAGCGCAGGCAGTGTTGCTGTGGACCCTAGAGAGATGATTGCAGTAATAATACCAACCAGTGTTATAACATTAGATTGAACATCACTACAGGCGGTAGAATCGGTGTTAGAGACTGTTGATCCTATTCCATAAGTAGGAGGGCCAGAAGTAATACCAACATCTTGAACAGAAAGTCCATTTCTAATAGCAATTCTCATCAAATCTCTAGACTGAACCCATCCATATATTGATTCAGCTTGGCCGCCAGGTATTCTGCCAGGAATAATGATATCATTGTTAAAATACTGAGAGGTGAACTCTCTAGAGTAAGTATTTCCACCAGTAAATACGTCAACAGATACTGCATCAATAAAGTCTCCCAAATCGTTTTTATATTCAGAAATTACAGTAGAAATTCCTGGATAAATTGAAAGTGCATTAGAATAAGATGTATCAATAATTTCCTGTCTGTTTAATTGAATTAATCTATAACCATCATAATATCTGGATCTTTCGTTGGTTTGATCATCTCCTGGGAAATAAAAATCTGGGAAACCAATACCAATAGATGCAAGAGATCTATCCAATACTTCTCTCTTATTTGCGAGGATCAATTCTCTAGAGTCTTTATACCTATTGCCATTAGGATTAAGTGGATCTGGAGTTACAGTAAAATTAAACTCCTGACTTACTGATGATTGGTATAAAGTTGGTGGAGTTTGGTTATTAATTACATATTGTCCAAGGAACTTAACGTAATTGTATGCAAATAAAGTTTCGTCGGTTTCATTTGTTACATATGAAGAACCTGCGTTCCAATATGCTAATCCAGCCTCAACAGATTTATCATTAGAATTGTATTTTACATCATGTGATACAGCATCAACGATAAATCCAGTGTCTCGTAAACACTTTTCTCTACTATATGTTGTACTTAGTCCAATATTTGGATAATTAAATTCAACAAAAGCAACTACTTCTTCTTTAATGAACTCCCTATTGAGATCCAGAAGATCTGAAGCGTCTGCATATCTGCCTCTCAAATATTGTTCGGAAGTTCCATCAAATTGGTCAGAAATATCATCAATACTAAGAACTTTATTTGTTTTATTCATTATGAAGGCGGCTAGATCAACACCCTCATCAAAATAAACGTTTTGTATAGAACCATTCTCTAATAATTCTTCCTCATAAACTCTAGCAAAGTTTTTCCTAGTATTCATAGGAACAATTTCATCAACATTGATGAAAGTGAATGAGTCCGAAACCGCAAGAGTTGGTTTCATGTTAAAAGACTTTGCAATTCCAGAATTTACTTCACTTAAGGTTGGACTGGTAACTATTTCTAAATCGGAAAACTCTTTAAATCCAGATGGGTGTACTATAGATCTTACAGATTCTCTCCAGGTAGAATAAGGAATATTTCCTTTGATTGAATATGAAAACTTCTGATAGTAGAAGTTATCGGATATTCTCTGGGAATATTCATTTAAAATGCCAGAAGAAAGATCTACAGAAGCTGTCTTATCTCTAGAAACACCTAAAGTTGCAAATAAATTAAATTTATCAAAATACTCTACAGTGCCAGTAATTTTAGAAGTTTCTCCAAAAATTTTATCACCTACAGTAATGTCACCAGATACATTTTTCAATCTCATTTGGTTAAGAATTCCATCCCAACCTCTTTCCATAATTCTACCAGAGAATCTTGGGGAAGTCACAACTTCATTTGAAGAATAATTAACATCATCCTTCAATATCATTGAAAATATAGGCATATCATTCTTATTAATGACTGTTCCTAAATTAAATTCATCACTATAAGTACCAAAAGTTCCTGTAGATATACCAGTCATGCTGTATGTCACTGTATTATTGATAGAACTTATTCCAGTAACCGTGAAGAATGAATAGTCATATGATGATGAATTATAATTTGCCAAACTTCTAGTATCATCGGTTAATCTGCAATTTTCAATAAAAATCTCATCTCCGACTTTAAAGGGATATACAAACTCATCACTACCAAATTCAGTTGGTATAAATGGAGTTAATCCAGCAATGTTTGATAGTTCTAACGTTACAGAATCGCCAGCAACGCTGATAAAGTCAATTTCATATCCATTAGAATTAAGTATAGGAATAATTTCAAGGGGTTTAGCTATTGAAGTGGAATTTTTATTCACATTTACTTTAGTAACAGATCCACCAGAAATTACAGCACCAAGTTCTATTCCTAAATCATTATTTCTTACAAGTAATTTTGGTGGACTATTGTATTTTCTACCACCTGTTGATATTCCAATATAATCTATAGTTCTTATATCTTTTACGCCAAGAACAGTAGGAACGCTCAACGATGGAGAAAGTGTAGGATCAGTTGGATAATCAAATCCATCTTTAACCCTTGTAAAAGTCTCAACCTTACCAATATTTGGAGATATAAGTTTTACAACTGCATTTGTTCCGGACTCACTTCTAATTTCCCTAACTCTAGGAACTTTGGTGAATCCTCTACCTGGGAAATTAATTTTTAACTTAGATACTGGACCTAGAGCACTAACAGATGTGGTTTTGTATGAAAACGTTGTTAGATCCACATTTATAATTTGATTTTCAATAATTGACAATTCTTTATCATTAAAGAAACTGAATGTTTTATCATCACTAACTGTATCTACAACAAAATTACTATTAAGTTTATGATTTATGATAGTGATTTTATTATGTGATAAAACATCACTATCCGTAGATATCTGATTTTTACTTTGTTCTGAAGTTCCTTTTGTAAATAATCCGTAGTAAATTGGGAAGAACTGAGCAGAAAGATCTAGAATAACTTTAGCTCCAGAACTTCCAGGAATTCCCTCTCTCTCTACAAAGAAACCAGTTCTTTCATTTATTTTTTCAACAAAATTAACATCATAATAGAACTGTATATCAAGACTAGTAAGACTGGAATCAGATAAATCAAATTCGATCTTTGTAGTTCTTATGCAAGTAATTTGTGGATTTACAAAGTGTAATTTTTGATCAACTCCACCAATAGAAGTGAAATTAATGAAATTTGAATCTCCTATATCACTTCTATATTTGCATAATTTTATAGAATTTTTATCATTTTTAACAACATAATAAACTCCATAATTTTCAAGACCATTTATTGGATATTGAGCTACATAAACTACTTTGTCTCCAGTTTTTATATTACCAACATACGAAGAAACATCTATAGAATTTTCCGACAATGAAACATCCGAGTCCGAGAACGAAACTTCTCTCATCAGAACTTTTCTGTTTACTGGATCAAAAATAACTTTTACAATTTCATTATAATCGGTATTTACATTGAATTTTATAATATCTCCAACGTTAAGATTATGATTAGATTTAGTAGTTACTATTCCTAGAGATTTATCCAGAGTTCCAGTAATTTTTGGATGTTGTGTAGTAAGTGAATGAGCTGCGCCAATTACACCATAGGCTTTTTCTTGATCCCAAAATTCAACACAAGTATTATTAGTTCCTATACCATTGGATGATGAAGTGGTAAACCCAACTGTTGATAGTCCGATATAATCCTTACCTAGGTTTACAGCGTAAACTGTTTGGTTATCTTCAAGTTGAATAGACTGAGCAACACCGACATTATTAACGTATAAAGAAGTTCCAGCAAGACCAGATCCAGAATTATAAGTTAAAGGTTGTCCAGTATAGAATTTATGGCCTGGTAAGTATATACTTCTTGGTGGAATAAATTTTATTTCTGATGTTGTAGTTCCAAAACCAACTACCGATCTAAATGATCCAGTGCTACCAATACCAATATCACTCCTTGGATCAAAGAATGTGGTATAATTGTTAATAACATAATCTCTTACCTTTTCTGTTGGAATCTCAAATTCTCTAGGTAAAAGGAATACATTACCACCAGATATAGTATGAATTCCAGTATTTTCTAATCTGTTTACATAAAATCCAGATCTTTTGAAATCAATATCAGTAATTAATAATTTTTCTGTTCCGATTCCAATATAATCATTGATTTTAAATCCATTAACATCTTTTACTTTTACAAAAGTAAATTTAGTAGTTGTTGCTTCGTCTGCGATGTCCTCCGACAATTCAACTTCTTTTTCTTGAACACTTGCAAACTTAATACCCTCAAAATCAATAGAAGTAATAGTAGAAATTCCACTAATTTTCACTGGTTGGCCATTCTTAATACCATGAGGTCCTGAAGTTTTTATTGTTGTGTTTGGTAATGTTATAAAAAATTCTACATTTCGTATAGAATCATCAACTACACTAAAAGAATCTACTTCTCTACCTTCTAATTCACTTATAACAATATTTGGTTGGATACCACCTGAACCAGAAATATCAACATCTACGGGATCATTTATTTTATAGTTATCTCCACTAGAAAATATAACTACATCTTCTATTTTACCAGAATTGATACTTGTAACAGAAAATTCCTGTTTATACTCTTCCAATACTGTATCGATTAAATCATAAGATGAACTAGATCTATTCAAATAGTATGGACCAATATTTCTAGTCAGTTTGGTATCAAAAATATCAAAATCTTGATTAAATGATGGGAGAAAGTTTTCAGATATTGGCTTATTATAAAAATATGGACCAACAACATATGGATACCTAGGAACAGACTCATTTGATGCGCTAACATCTACAGTAGAAAAATATGCATATACTCCATTTGGATATTCTGGAGTTACGGCAAATCTTCCATTATGTACATCTAGATCTCCAGAACCATCATACTTATAATCATTAACAAAGAATCCACCCTCAAAAGAAGGAGGCCTTTTTCCACTACTAACATCAACATCAAGTACATAACCAGGATTCATTCTTCGTATGAATCCACCTGTTGTTGTATTATACGCATATGGACCATAAATTGGATTTCCATCATAAGCATATCCCAAAATTGGTGAATGATTTAAAGTACCAGTACCTTCTCTATTATCTTCAGTAAAATTATCAGATAATTGGTATCTTAATATTTTTGGCACATAGAATGAAATAAATTGTAACCCAAGATCTGGATTTTTACTGGAATATAAAATTCCATCATCATCTTTGGAAATTATATTTTTACTCTTAAATACCTGATTTATTTTCCACTCTGTCAAATTGACTAGAAACTTAGCATTTCTTCCTCTATTTTGCAAAGTTAGTATAGTGTCTTTAGTTTCGTATCCAACTCCACCAAAAACAATATTGACAGATTCTATTCCACCATTTGATATGATTGGCTCTAGTTGTGCAAACTTTCCAGATCCTGTTACTATTATTTCACAATTTTTTCTAAATCCTTTACCTCTATTAATAATCTGAACATCTACTATTGATCCATCAATAATAATGGGCTTCAAAATAGCATTTGATGTTACACTACTGACTCCTGCGATAGGTCTTCTATGAAAATTAATTATATCTGTACATCCATATCCAATTCCACCCTCCTCAAGATAAACATCATCAATGGATCCCAATACAATAGGAACTAATTCGGAGTTTATTATAGTTGTGGCTCCAGTTCCAGATTTAGATTCTACTTTTATCTCAATAGGAGGATATCCAATAGTATGTGTCCCTACTCCTAGAGACTCAAACTTAACAAACTTATTTTTATCAAAGTTTTCAGTGCTTAAATTGGTACTAACTCCTGCATTATAAAGTCTAAATTTATTATTATCTACTACTTTTACTTGATAATATACTGAGGTAGATAATCCGCTAATATTTGTGTCCGAAGATTCATATATTACATATTCTCCATTGGAAAATCCATGATTTTTAGCGTATATGTAAGAATCAAAAGTATTAATACCAGTTATAGAGTTATTTGCAGAAAGAAGTGATGGAACTTTAACCTTTCTATTAGAATAACCAGTACCGGGATCTTTAACATAGATTTTAGTAAAAGTATTTTTATTTTTTAAAGTAGTTACAAAGTGGAATCCGGAAGAA